GCCGAAGGCCACGCCAAACGAGTTGCTGGCGTAGTTGCTGCCGGCGTTGCTGTCGCTGCCGACAAGACAGAAGAAGTTAGCGATGCTCGCAAACGGAGAACGCTCCCACCAGCTTTTCGCAGACCCGCTTACATTCTTAACTTTGCTGTTGCCAGCTTTGTAGTACGCATATTGCGTGCCTTCGCCTGCCGCCGAGTGTGTGGCCGAGCCGAAGATTTCAACCTCGCTGAGCAAAAACAGCTTATCCGCCGTGGTGTTGATGGTGCTGCTCTGGCTGCCCGCCGAGGTCAGCTTGTTCACCTCCCGGATGCCGTTTTGTACCTCTGTCGGCATCAGGGCAAGGATAGCGGGCAGGTGCGTGCTTCGCATGGCGCAGCTCGTCCATCCGCCGCTGTTGGTGTCCGAGCTGTTCATGTTCTTGGTCTCGCCGTAGCAGTCGTGCAGCTGGAAGGTCAGCGGTGCCTTCCCGCCTGCGGTGTAGGTGTCGTGGTTCTTGCCGATGATGTCCACCTGATAGCTCGCGCCATTGATGGTCATCGTCTTGCTCTTGCCCACCACCCATGCGCTCGGCACGCTGCCAGAATGGCACGCCGCGATAATGGAAGCCCAGTCGTTGTCCGCGAAGTTGTCCTTCAGGAAGCTCAATGTCAGCGCATAGGAGGTCGTGGAGGAAACGACATTGACGGAGCCGCTCGTCGTCTGCCCGTTCTTTGTTGCATCGACCGTGTATGCGCCGGTTTCCGTTACGGTAAATACTACCGTTCCTGTGCTGGTTTTCGTCTGTAAGGTTGTTCCGTTCTTCTTCAGCACAACAGACGCGCCGGATTCGACCGTTACCGTGATCGTCGCGCTGAAGAACGTCAGGGACGTTGTATAACGATCCGTAAAAGTGACGCTTTTCGTATCGGACGTTTGCCCATTGTGCGTCGCCTTGACGCTCCATGTACCGGCCTCTGGAACGGTCAGCGTACATGTTCCATTGACCGATGTGCCGCTCACGACCTTGCTTCCTTTCGTCGCGGTAACAGTTGCACCAGATGTAACAGTTACAATGATTTGCAGCTCTGTGCCGGTCTGAATGGCCTGAATCGCTGTCACAAATCCGTCCGGGTAGACCAGTGGGTCAGATGTGCCGCCCTTCTCCCGGATAGCTGATGCAACCTTTGTCAGGTCAGTTGTGTTTGTCAAAAGCTCTGCCATCAGAAGCTACCTCCATTCGCGTTTGCAATGCTTACTGCCGCCCATGCACCGGACACAACACGCAGGAACTTTCCATTGTCAGCGGTGGTGACATTCGGTAGCTCTCTCGGATGCACATGATCCCCTCTGGCATACGCGCTTTCCGAACCAGCCGACGCCGTCCCTGGCTCTTTCGGGGTGGTGTTGGAGGCTGGAGCCACGGCCACGGCTCCATCAATCTGATCCCCTGCAGCATTGTGCGCCGTTGCACCTTCCAACAGAGTTTCCGGGGTAACGCTGTCTCCCGTCAGGTCGACCAGCGTATTCCCCGCGAAATCGACTTTACTGACGCCCATATCAACCCTCCGCGGCCTTGCCGATGGTGACGGTCTTACCGCCAGCGGAATTGTCTGCCTCGTTATAATAGATGGCGTTGACGACCACCTGAGACAGATAATCATAGCCCTCATCCGGGATGATAGTCTGCGACGTGGTCAGCGGATCGACCGTCTTGGTCTGGACGGTGATGGCCTCACCGCCGTATGTGCCCTCGACGCCGAGGATGGTCACGCCCTTTTTGATGTTGGCCGCAATGATCTTCGCTGCCTCGTCGGGGTCGATGACGCACTTGCCGGAGCCGTCGTGATAGCCAAGCGGGACGATATACTCGCCATTGACCGTGCTGATCTTCGCGGCGACTGCGCCGTTGTTCGGCATCTCGCCGGTGATCATCGTGCCGCGCGCGCCTGCCGTCTTTCCGATAAGGATTTCCGACGCCTTGACCGTCGCGCCAGAGGTGTCGAGATCGAACGTGCAGGAGCCTGTGTGGATCTCGCCGTCCGGGCCGTGGAACTTGTAGCCGAGAAGGACTTTGCCGTCCGCGATGGTGTCGGCAGTCAGGTCGATCAGGACCGTGCCGCCGTAGATGATCTTGCTTTTACCCATTTTTATACCTCCGATGCAATATAAACTGTGTCCCCGGTGGGGTTGGATGTTTCGTAATACGGAATTTTGGTGACGGTCACGTCCTTGTTGAGCGTCTTTCCGGCGGTCTCAAGGACAGTCGGCGCGTTGGCCTTCGGGATGACCGTGTATTCGCCCTCATAAGGCTCTCCACCGCCCGTGTGGACAATTTTGACGTTATCGATTGCAAATACAATGCTCGGCTTCCCGCCGATGTCAAAGTGGATCATCACAGCACCACCTTACTGATGGAATCGCTCACGCGGATGCCCTCAATGCTGGTGCCGATAATGACCGGCTCCGCGCCGGTGAATTTGATGCGAATCTGGACGGCCTGAGAAGCGGATTTGAACTGGAAGGTTTCCTCCTGCGTCAGCGGGAAGTAAAACTTCCCATCGTTTGCCGTGACCTCGCCGGGGTAGATTTTGCGCAGCTTGCCGACGATGAACTCGATCATCTCAATCTTGGATAGGTCGAGCGGCGCGCCGTCCTGCGTCCCAGTAAATACAATGGCGTACTGGTCGCCTTGCATGATTTTTAGGCTCATTCTTCCGCCTCCAATTCGATCAGGCCTCTCAAGAGGCACAAATCCTGATAACTGAGCTTCACATTCTCATCAACGGGGATCTTGACAGGCTCGATCTCGTCCGCGACCTCAACGTCGATGACTTCCTGCATCTTCTTCCGGTACTCGTCGATTTTGTCATCATCGACGCGCCATCCCGTATCGATCTCGTGGCCCATCGACTTCACAAGATGGGCCTGACGCTCGTTGTAAAACGTCAGAACATGGTCGAGCGAGTCCATGAGCTTGCTGACCTTGTAAAGAGTTCTCGGCCTCATGTCTGCCGCCGCGACCTTCCGCAGCGCTGGCATGGCCGAAACGATATTCCCGATTTTCATATTCCACCTCCTACGGGCGCATATATTGGATTATCTTGTTTATGGCACTTTTCGCACTATATTCATGGTTTGCAAACTGTGTCGCTTGAATCGGCGCGCCTTTTCTCGCAAAAATATTCTGCCTATAAGGCATTACACCATAAAACCCAAGTGCGCACCTCAATGTGTTTATAATATTAGAAAATACAGTTTGGGTATTATTAAAAGTGATTTCATCTCCTGCAGACACGGGAGATATGCTAAGACGCGACCACCACAACCTGCTTAGATCTCCGTTAAGCAACGTTATAGCCTTATTAAAGTCCTCTGCTCGTAAATTCGTTGTGGGTTCTCCAGCTTTTATCTTTGCCGCATCATCGTCTGTCCAGCTAAAATCAGGAACATATTTTCTGTTCACAAAATTAAAGCTTATTTTCCCATCATCCGGCATGGTGATTGTATCTGGATGAAAAAACGCCTCGTTAGATGTGGTCTTCCATCCGTGTTCCATCACATACGTTGTTCCATACGTTTTGTAAGCCAGCGTTTCTTCGATAGCAATGCTGTCTCCAGATATTTCTTCCGTCAACGTGTGTGTTTCACTTCGCAAATATTTATTCGTGTCGTTATCGTATGTATAAATGTATACTTTTTCTTCGCATGTAGCCATAAGATCACCCGAACACTGCCGCCCCGATAGGGCTGTTTACACCATTTACGGTCTTGAATACCCCAGAATCCGTAACATATAGCGAATTTTGCCCAGCTGTCATGCGAACACCCTTCTCGGTGACGATGATGTAATGACTGCCGAGGCCCAAGTCTGTGCGTCCACCATAGGACATGACGATACCATTTGTAGAGGAAACGCCATTGTTGCCGCTGCCCATGCCAATATAGCCATAATCCACTTGTCCGCTTGCGTCCATCACATGGAAATAGCCGCCTCTCAAGCCAATCTCGTTCGCTTCAATGTAGGGGGATTGCACCTTCGTGAAATCAATATAGGTCGCCTGAATGTACTCCGGAACGTTGCTGCTCTCGATTTTGGTCTGTAAGTCCGCGCTCAGATCGCCAAACGTAATCGCGCCGGTCAGGTTGAGATTGTCCGCCGTGATCGTGCCGACCTTTACCAATCCGGTAATCGAGACGCCATCTTTTGAGAGCGTGATGTTTGCGCCGTTTTCAGCGGTCGTGTAAGATAGCGTCAGCCCGTTCAGATTGATGTCAACAAGGGCCTGTGCCTCGTCTCCATCGATCTTCCCGGAGACTTCAAGCGCGATCTGCTCCGTACTCTTGCGGATCTCAGAGAAGGATCTCGCGTTCATCCGTTCTTCTCTCGTCCGCGCCTGATACGGATATTCGTGATTGACCTCCGTTTCGATTGGAGCCTCAATATCTGCGCTCATAGAGACGCCCACTGTAAAGGCCGCAGAGGCCATAATAGAGGCGTTCCCATTGGGCTTGACGCTGTCCCCCAATTCAAGTGCTGGGTTGAAGAACGCCGTTCCAGCACTGTACGGAAGGTATTTTACGCCGTTCAGAACGCCACGGACGTAATTACAAATCTCCTGTGTGGCGTAAATGCACTCTGCTTGGATCTCGTATCCACTATCCCCAGCGGAATACTGGGTGTTCGAATCCGGGTAGAGCGTTACCTTGCCGATGGTGGCTGTATCCCCGAGAATGTCGCAGCTCATGACCGGCACGTCGTCCGAGTTCGTCGGAGAGGCGAGACGGATAAGTCGGAGCTTTCCTTCTTCGGTAATAACGAAGTTGCCGCCGGATGCCGCAGCGATGCCGCAGAGGACTTCACGCATCGTGTAGACCTCTGTCGGAGAATCCACCGTGTAGGGCGCGATCTGGCTTCTGGAATCCAACTCGACGCCCATCTTTCCGCAGATATAATTCACCGCAGCCGACATCGCCATCGGATATGTTCCGGAGTTGTCGATGTAATCCTGCTCGGCTTTCAGCATCGCGTCGTATGCCGTAATGGTCATCCATCCATAAGCATTCGTGGAGCGCGTATCGATGTAGAACGTGCCGAACGGGAGCCAGTCTGTGGCCACATCACCGTAATCCTTCAGCCGGATATAGCACTTGATCTCCGCTGCCGTTGGGATCGTACCGTTTGGTTTGAAGACCATATCCAGCATCGCCGAAGTAGCCTGTCCGATGGTCAGCTTATCCATCATGGATTTGGTGATCCGCGCAGATTTGATCTCGCCGTATGTATAGGTTTTTCCGTTTATGACCGCCTTGAAGTCAACCTGATAGTCTCCCGCAAGGATGTCATTCCATTTTGCCGGAACTGTCTGCATTACATCACCTACTGTTCAATGAGATTGAAGGTCGTACCAGTCCAATACGTTTCTCCGCCCATGACGATCTGCGTCGTGCTCTCCACGGACGAGCCGTAAAATTTCTTCGTCACGACCCCGTCGATGGGGTCAAGATATGTGACGGAAATAAAAGACGGCTTCAACGCAGCGTTCAGCTCCATGAGCTTTTGCGTTGTCAGCCGTTTTGTCGTGATTGAGAGCTTCGCTTTGATTGCAATTCGCGTCCGGTGCATAATGCCGTCGAGCGTTCGCCCGGTCTGGTCGCTGTCTAGGTCGTTTCTCGACCACTTTAAAGAACCTTCCGGGAGGATGTCTGTAAAGTCCTTCCCGTCAATTTTGAATACTGCTACCATGCGTCACCTCACTGTTAGCGGCGTCCCGGACGCTCTGGACGCATTGGAAAGGCTTCGCTGCGTGACCTTCGCGAACTGGACACTATCGACCATCATAACCTTTCCCTCACGAATCGCCGAGAGAATTTCATGGAGAAGGTCATTGCTGGCGCTCGTCTGCGTTTCCTCCCGGACGATCTGACGGATCAGGTTTTCCGGGGCTTCGATGTTGTTTCCGCTTGTCTGGTCGCCCAGAACGGCCATAAATTCCCGGTTCGGCGGGATGACCGCGCCCTGTGCAAGAGCCGGGACGCGCAAGCTCGAAGATTGCGCACTAACTCCTCCGCCGCCGAATCCAGAACCCGGTTTTGAGATCGCAGAAGTTTTCCCTCTCTTTGCGTAAAATCCGCCGCGCGTTGGGACGCTGTCTGTTGTGATGTCGCCCCAGTGAATGGCAAGGCCAAGCGTGATGCCGACGACACCGCCAACGATTCCACCAACAACACCGCCAATCGCTGCGCCGATCAAAGCTCCGATGATGCCGAGCATTACCGTTTTCAAGATGGCTGCCGCTTTTGTCTTTGCCGAACCATCGATAGAATTGTCAAACTGAACAGCAGCGATTGAAATACCAAGTCCAACCACGAGGCCAATCACGCCACCAACAAATCCACCGAAGATCGTACCGATAACGAATCCGAGAAGTGCAAGAACAGCTGTTGTAAACAAAATTTTGTCGTTGCTTGGATTATCGAGCTTTCTAATCCAGTTGAGGGCCTTAATGCTGATTGCAGCTCCGACCACAAGTCCGATAACACCCCCGGCAAACCCGCCAAAGATCGATCCAATAACGGCTCCGAGGATTGCGGTCATTACAGTCAAGAATGTGTCCTGACTATTCCATCCCTCAAATTTTCCGTCTATAAAATCAAGGGAAACAAGACCGATGCTTAATCCGAGCAACAGGCCGAGCATTGCACCCTTCAGACCGCCGAACTTCGCACCGAGCACAGCGCCCAGAATTGATGTCAGCGCAACAATCGCAAGACGTTTATATTTCTCCGGATTGCTTGTCTTATCCAGCAGCGTACACCCAATCAGGCCGATTGCAGCGCCAAGAAGCAGACCAATGACAGCCCCGTGCAGGCCTCCAAACATACCGCCAAGAACCGCGCCGAGAATACCAGAGAGTGCAATGATCCACGCATCTTTATTGTGCAGGATGTTTCCTCTGTCCCAATCGAATTTGAGATCTTTGATCTTGATCTGCAAATCCGCAGCGAGGTTTTTCAGCCAGTTCGGGAGATTCTTCAGGAAAGATGTCTCATCGAAATCGAAACTAGCGTCCGTAGAGCTTCCACCGCCTCCACCAGAAGATGTCTCCTGAACAAGCTGATTGATCTCGTCAAATGCCGCAAGCTGTTTCTTTGCTTCATTGGCCGCCGCGCCTACACCGCCGAGTGCCTTTGTCTCCTTGTTGAGATTTTTCGCCGCTTCTTTGGACTGCGAAATGGTCTTTCCGAAAATCCATGAAACAAGCGTCGCCAGAGCCGTCACGACCTTTGTCACGATATTTACAAGGGCAGTAAAGGCCGGAATAATGACTTCGACGATTGGCTGCGCAAGGGTTAGAAGAGCACCTTTGAGCTGTGCGATAGAAGCCGCCGCCTCGCTATTGCTCTGGATGACATTCCCGAGCCACGTTCTAAATGAGCGGAACGCAGAAGTCAGAACAGAAAAGAGAAATACCCGTCTAAATAGGTTCTTGATTCGATTCCCGATTTTCTCCACACTCATCCCAACTCGTTCAATAGAATCCTGCATTTTTGTGCTTTTCCCATTGGCCTTATCGATCTGCTCTGAGATCTCGCTATAATGCTCCTTTTCATCGGCAAGTCTCGCCGTGGCATTTTTGATTTTCTGATCATAGCTGTCTACACGGCCGTTTATTTTATTCCATTCAGACTGCAAGCCGCTCACAAGCGTTTTCTGGTCTGCGATTGTTTCTTTGCTATAAACACCCTTTGCAGCACTCTGCATCTCATAGAGCTTTTGTTTTGCGGCGTCGAGCTGTGCGCCCATCTCCTTTGCCTGTTCTGCCAGCGCATTTCTGCCGCTGCCCATCTCAGAAATACTCTTTTCGAGGGAATTGATCTTCTTTAAGGTGCTTTGGAGTTCCTTTTCGAGCTGCTTATTGTCAAGTGCCGTGCTGAATGTGATTGTTCCATCTGTCATGTGTTCACCTTCTCTCTGCTATTACCCTGCGCCCCACTGTTTCAGGAAATCTTTTTCCGCATCGGAATAAGCCTTCCTAAAATCAACTAGTTCTTGGTTTTTGCGGTACCATTCCGCATCCTCTTTATCGAGTTTCTTTCCCCGCGCCTTTTTATCGCGGATTCTGACGATTTGAGCGAAAGTACACTCAGAGCCGATTTCGTTATAGGCAGAAATAAACGTCCACCAGTGTAGTCCTCCGGTGTTGTGTTCTGCGTCATAGGGAATCCCACGAATATCCGTTCCAAGCACGCGGTTCACCGACGATGTGATGTAAGGAAAATCCTGCTCCCAGTCAACCAGTTTCGGCTTTTTCTGCTTGTCTAACGGCTCACCACATCGAATAAACCAAAAGCAGCGTTCAACAAGATCCTCGATTGCTGGATACTTCCCTTGAAGGTCTGGATAGAACATCTCGACAATGCATACCTTTTTTTCATAATCGCTGAGTTCACTGTCATCCAAGACAGAGCAAATATCGAAAATCACGCGGAAATCAGTTCTGATTTCGTATGAAGTGCCGTCAATCTCAACGGATGTCGGTAGCGTATAGTTCATCGGTTATATTTCTGATACTTGCCCATGTATTTTTGCAGGCGCGGGTTTGTCATAGCGTGTTCTTTCTCGGACGCATTATCGACCGTTTCAATTACGCTCAGAATGAAGTTGCACCAGATCGGGCAGCCACCCGCAAACGCATAAACATTGCAATCTCCAAACACATCCTTACAGAAATTCTCACCGAATATCTGATCAATCGTTTCGCGCATCTCCGCATCGCGTTTTCTCGCGATTTGGAAAAGCTCTGCGCCCTTCGCCGCGCTGGCCTCGCGCTCATACTCCGACTGTTTCTTATCCAGCGTGTCAAACGCATTAAATAGCTTTTCGACAAATGCACTGTCGGTCGGATTGAACGTGATCTCCCGAACACCATTTACACAATATGTCTTTAAGCCATTGTCAAAATTCAGGTTTTCCATAGTTTCCTCCAAGTAAAATAGGGGGCATTGCGCCCCCCTTATTAAGTGTCTGCTGTGAACGTGACTACGCCAGCGGCAACAGTAGCCGTGCCGGTGGTGCGCGTACCGCCGTAGGTAACGTCGATTGGCATGCCAATCGTGGAGCTGCCGCCAAGACCGGACGGCTTCACCATACAGCTCGAATAACGCTCCGCAAATACATTGCCGGACGTGCCAGCGTATGTATGCACGATGAGCATATCGAGGTTGCACAGCTTCGCCGCGTTCTGCTCCTTGACCGCAAGGTTCCAGATTTTGAGCTGCGCCGCGTCACCCGCGTCCAATTCGCACGGATCAAAAGTCTGCGTCATGATCGGCGTTTTCATCGTCGAATAGGTGTTGCCAAGAATGTCATTCTTGGATTCATCCTGCCAGTCGTATTCAACGGAGCTGTCTTCGACGCGCTTGCCAATCGCAGACCATACCGGAGTGCTGGCTTCGCCGGTGTTCAGGTACGCGATCATCATTTTTCTCTCAATGGTCGCGCCGGAATCAGTCAGAAAAGTCATGTCTGCCATTCGTTTTTCACCTCATATTCTTTTATAAATTGCACGGAGATCTGCACCATATAGGTTGCAGTCCCTTCCTCGTCTGCCGCGTAGAGCATCCCGTTCTGCGCGGTGATTTTTTCCTTACACGGAACGTCGCCAAATACCGGCGCTTTCCGTATCACAGACTGTTCCTGTACCCACTCTTGGAGCGCGGACACCCAATCTGCGTTGATCTTTGCGGACGCTTCTTCTCCGGGTGCTTTTTCGAACACGTAGTACAGTCCGAAATTGTATTGATTCACAACCGTCACGTTTCCCATAATGTCAGACGCCCTGCTGACCTCCACAAGACCATTTGGGAAGATACCGCCATTGGATGGTACCTTATCCGTATAGTCGATCTGAAAGTCCGTCAGGGCGTCATATTGTGGGAACGTGGCAAGCCAGTTTTTCATTTTATCCAGTGCCGTCAATGTATCTCTGCACCTCCTGAATCATCTGGCTTTTCTCTTTGGCGAGAAGCGCCCTGTCCCAAAATGGACCAGCATCCGGATTCTTCGTCTTGTCGTACTCCAAATCCCGATCCGTAACACGAAGAACTGTTCCTTTCTTGTACCGATACCCAACATTGGGGATGTAGGCTGGGCCTTTTCCAGTAACGGAATTGACCATCACTTTCCCGTAATACTGATACCGGGCATAAGGGGCATTGACTTCGATCTCGGTCGGAGATTTCACGAACTTTAGCTTCGTAGCGAGCGCGCCGGACTGAAACGGCATATAGCGGGTCATGCGGCGACTGATCATGTTGGTCACATAGAGCTGCACCCGGCCATTGCTATCCAATCCGTGATTCTTCAAAATCTGTTGGATCGGCTGCATCTCGACCTTTACCCGTGTGCTCATCCGCCTGCCTCCACATGAACCATTTGGCCGTTCCAGTATTTCGGGTCAACGTACTTCACCACGACAAGGCCGGGAACCTTCGTCGGGATCAGAGACGCCCATTTCGTGGCTTCCTCGCCCACGCCGAGCAGAACCTTGTCTTCCGGAAACACGCACTGCTCCGAACATGGAATGACCAGCAGGAAAGAATTTGTTTCTTTGCTGCCGGTCTTGTCCACATTTTCAGTTTTCTTGAAATCCAGAAACGCCCTGTCATACACAGTCCGCGTGACTGCGTCCCCACGCTTGTGATAGACCGTGACGGTCTGGTTGCACAGGCGGTAGTCAACCGGATTACGCTTTGATACTCTCAGCATGACACACCTCGGTAAATGTCCAGATACCGCGACGCCGCCTTGTATAGCTGCCGATCCTGCCCCTTTTCGGACAGGTCAACGCCAAGAGCCGTAGGCGATCCATAGCTCACAGACACACTCCCGATACTGGCAGAGGAAACCGCGCTGCCGTCTCCGGACAGCATTGTTTCGATTGCAGATAGCGCATCGACCATCGCGCAGATTGCCATATCCCGTGCCCCTTCTTCTGGCTCCGTCACGGTGTAGATCCGTTCATACCGGCAAAGCTGCTCGTCAGCGCGAGCAGCCAGCCTGGGGAACGATTCTTCGTCAACGACGTCGCCCATGTATTCAGATAGGTAAAATGCGTAGTTCGGCATGGGCGTCACCTCCGTTATCAGCCGCCAGTCTTAGGCTTCATGACGATGCCGTTCAGAGACGCCGCTTTCAGCGTGTTCTTCAGAACAGCACCGGCCACAAGCTCCACTTCGCCGGTTTTCACCGCGCCCGGAGCGTTCATGTCCGGCATATACGAATTGATGATTCCGGTTCCGGTCGGGGAAATACCGTGGAATCCATCGAGCGCAAGGGACACAGCGTAGATGCTGGTCGTCCCTGCTGCGGACGCAGTCGGCGCAGACGTACCGACAACGTCAACGGATGCGGTGCCGTTGTAATACTTGCCGAGGTCGACAAGCGGAGTGCCGCCGAACATTTCGACCACGCGGCCAAAATCATCCTTCGTGCGCTCATAGTAGCCTGCTCGACGTGCTGCCGCGCGGACTTTGAGCAGCATATCGCCGTTCATCAGCAGCATGGAGACATCGCCGTCAATGGCGTGAACAAGCGCGTCAAGCTGGTCAATAAAGGCGTTGCTGTTGCTGTCCAGCTTCGAGGAATCAGACAGGTCAATGTCGGTGGTAAACTCATTGCTAGTGCCGTTTAGCAGCTTCCGGAGGCCGTCAAATGTACCAGTCACAAAACCGGTTCCGCTGGATGCGGACGTGCCATTGATGACGAGGTTGTGGAAATAGTTCGCCGTCGCCTTGATCTTCTGCTGTGCCTGGAACGCCATTTCGTCAACAGCGCCGGAGGTGTTCTGAAGAACACGGTCGACTTGGAACGAACCGCCCATGATCACGGCCTTCGCGGTCTTTTCCTCGCGTTTCGCTTCACCGGCGGTGTACTCGGTGTTGATCGCACGGACGGCGGCAGTGGACGGAGTCTTGAGCTGAATGTAACCATAGGTCAGCGTGGAACCACCGGTGCCCGGAGAAATGGCATTGTCAAACGTCATTCTGTCGAGCAGGAGAGACGATCTGCGGAATTCGTCAATGATCTGCTGATCTACCTTGTCGGCCATGCCGACCTTTGCTTCTGCGAGAGTAATAGGCATAATTTAATCCCTTTCTTTCATTTCGTATTTGCGTAACGCGCCTGCATCGCGCTTCGCAAGTCATTCGGTTCCCCAGCAGGCGGGTTTTTCCCGGCTCCGTTACTATACGGAGGGGGCGTCTGTGTCTCAAAGAGATAGCTGTTGTCCTTCTTCAAGGCTTCCAGCGCCGCTTTGATGTCCGCTTCCTGATTTTTGCTCGATCTCAATGCTTCGACGTCGAGCAGCGCGGAAATGGCTTTTGCATTCCGGCCCTTTGCGGCCGTGATCGCGTCCTTGACGCGGCCATCAAAGGCCATATTGTCAAGTTTCGCTTGCCACTCCTTATCTTTGTCCGAGAGCTGGCCTTTCAGTGTGTCGATCTTCCCCTGAAGGTCTTTCACATCCACACCGTCAAAAGCTTTTAGGCCATCCTCTGCGGTTTTCAGTCGCTCCTTGATCGATTCATAGTCCGCAAACGGCCTTTTGGCGGCTTCAATGTCCTTGCCATTCTCGTCCATGATCGCGTCAATGATCTCCTTCGGAAGCGCCTGATCGCCAACCTTGAGATTCTGCAAAAATTCACGTTTCATTGTGTGTTCCTCTCTCCGCTACGCTTTTCTAACGGGGGTCGCATCCCCTCGCGGTCGTTCGTTTTACGACATCCCGGTCAAAATTGTATGAAAAAAGCACGGCTTCCCGTGCTTCAATCACTTTATTGATTTTCGGTAGATTTCCGCTCGCGCATCCTGCGTCCGAAGTCCAGCGGCTTTAGAGAATCGCCGGTATTCCTGATTGAGAACTTGCAGTTTAATTTGATCCTGCTGCTTTTTCTCCTGATCTCCGGTCGCTTCGTCCGCAAGGATTCTCCGCTTTTGGAGGCGCATAGAGGCTTCTAAGCGGCGCTGCCGTTGGGTGGCCTCGTACATGGTGTAGTGCTTTCCGGCGTAGTCTATGCCGCGCTCGTTGTCCAGCCGGTACTTTTCAAGTTCTTCCTTCGTGTACTGCGGCGGCGTGATGCCGAGAATAATAGGAAATGCAGAATGTCCGCAATTCAGTGTACCGATACGTCGGACAAGACTGTTATTGAGCGTTTCATATTCCTCGTCGCTATATTGTTTGCCCTGAATCGGCTCGTGGTCTGGCGCGCTGGCCGCATGTGCACTGATCTCCCAGCCATTGGCTCCGATGTCATCATGGGTCTGATTGGAAATCTGCTCCTGCATCAAGCCAAGACCACCCATCACAGAACGCCGCACAGCCGCTTCAAGGCTTGTGTGGATGCCTGACTGATAATCAATCGTCTGGATGCCTCTCTCCGCTAGATTCTTCACCGCAAGCCTGACAGCGGTATTATAATCCGCTGCTCCGGTTGCAACCTGAGAAAACGCGAAATCCATGCTGTTTCTATATGCCTGTTGCAGCGGGAGCGCTCGCCCGTACGGGTCAACCATGCCGATTGTTTGCGTGATATTCGTGAAGTCATCCTGTGCCAGCTTCACCGCCGCAGGCACGATCTCCTGCAACACATGATTCTCTGCAAATGGTATTGCATCAGCGGTCGGAAGCACTTTTAGGTCGAACCGGTATCCAACCTCCGCGCTCTGCGTCAGGAGCTTCTTGATCTCGTCATTTGAGACACCAAGCAGCTTTTTCAGGCGCTTTTTGATCTCGACCTGACTAAGTCCCATCTGCTGCGCTGCCCATATCTGATATTGTGCAGTGGATGTGAATTGCCCAGCCTTTGCGATCCGCTCAGCGATGTCTCGGATGATGTAATCGTTGATTGGGTCAGTCAGCTGTCCGGCATAGTCCCGAAGCGCTGCGATCTGTTCCGCGGTAAGCATTATTCTTCGACCTCTTCAACCTCCGGCATGTACTCTTTGCGGATCTTCGCCCGATCCGCCTCAGTGTCACACGGGAGGTTGTAGTACCAGCCGAGATAACGTTCCGGGGCCAGCAAGCCAGCCTGAACCTGAGACATCATCTCGGAGTTGGTCTTGTCCTCGTCGTAGAGAATACCATTTCCATACGAAATCGAAATATCGTCCGGCTCAATCGGAGATCCGCTATAAAGGCCATACATCTTTCCGATGATGCAGCAGATGCGCAGCATCTCATTTACCGCAGCTGTCCACATCTCCTGTAAATCCTTAATCGTCAGGTTGTAGTCACCGGCGCTTGACGTGATCTCCGTTGCAGTTCTCTCTGCGGCCTCGACCTCAGAGAGGATGCCTCGCTTCATGCCGATGATGTTCTCGATGTTTCTGAGATATTCTGTCTTTCTCGAAAGGAATGACTGTTCCCGGAACTCCGGGGAGAAAATCGTGATACCAACGCTGTCCGGATCATCATCAAGCGCGGTAAACACCTTATCATCAAAAGCTCTATTGCCGTTGCGGTCGCGCTTCATCATGTCGGCAGACACAATAATTCGAGACTGCCCGCGTTCAAACTCGCCGTTGATCTGCGCCTCGTTGACGTTGATAAGATGGATCAGTCCAGCAGCCGGAGCATACACCGACGCTCCATCAGGAGAGCCATCCACGCAATTCACAAGCGGGATTCTCACATGAACCAAGCCAGTGGAATAAACCGGCTCCTGATACACGATTTCCGGCATAAGCTGTTCATACTTCGGCAGCTCCGATAGTGGGACTTCAACACCGAGCGTCACATTGTCGGACGCCTTAAACAGTTTGTTTTCGATTCTCAGATAGCCGTTGTGGTCAACAGAGCGGCGTTCCAAAAGCGTGTAGGTGTATCTCCCGACAACCGTCTTTTCCGCTGTCCCGACGTCTGTGATATTATCCATTTCATCCCGGCCAAGCACAACATAATTGCGCCGGTCAATGGTTCGGAACGCAAACACGCCATTTACAATGATCGGTTTGATAAAGCACTCGCCGCCAACCATCGCTTTCTGTACGGCCTGTTTCCGTTCCCGGTTAAGTGCGGAGAGAAGCGATTCCGCGAACTCGTCGGAAGCGTCCGTCTCATATTCGGAGAACATAGTTTTTGACAACTTTGATACGATTGTGACAGGGAGCCGCTGGCTAGGGTCTTCGCCTTCTACCGGCACACTCTGATAATACAGATTGAACCAGTCATTGATTGCGCCCCTCATGGCATTGGTTGTTGTATCCTCTACACCGAACGCCTGTGCAAAGTTATATACGCGGTTATCAAAAAGCGCAGCCGCAATGCTCATCTATCCGTCACCTCATTCCGAATCGTGATTTTCTGATATCGCAAGGCTGATTCCATCCCGTCAATGTAAGCGTTAAGCCGGTCATTCTTTGCCTGAAGCTCCGCGATCTTATTTGCAAGCCGCTTATTTTCTTCAAGCAGCTCGTTCCGGCAATATGTAGGAAGGAACTTTTCAATCAGCCATCTCTTGAACTTCTTCATCTTCTCTCCTGTCGAGCTTGTAATATCTCCGCAATACTGTATTGCACATGTAGCGTGTATCATCCATGCAGTTATGGACGATCACGCCGCCGTTTACCGAAAAATTGTGGTGCTCATCGACTTCCATGTTATACACAGGCTCCCGCCCGATTTTTTTGACGCTTGCAACTCCGACGTAATCTAAGCGAACATTCTGATGAGCAGCACCGTTTTGATGAATATTTGTTTGCAATAAATTCGCCTCCGCAGACAACGCAAATGCGTTTTTCGTCATCAACACCGCTTTGGAATCTCGCTCTTGTTTTACAAGCATTTGTGCAAAACTTGTGCTGTCCAAATGGCTTCCCGGTAAAGTGCTTTCCGCAGCACTCACATACAAACTCTTTATCCCGTGCATTTTCAATGGTATGTTTTGCGTGTGCAGAGTGCCATAAGCGCCCTTCCTCGCTCCCGTGCCATTCAGCAGCTTTGGGAACCGCATTTTCTATCAGGTTCTTACACACCGCCTCATAGTTTTCTACCGCGCGTTTCTTCGAATGTAGCTGCGTGTGGGCCGTTCCCATAACGAGATTTAGGTTCTCAATTTCGTTGTGGTCTTTATCCTCATCCACATGATGGATATGATAACCGGCTGGGATTTCACCGTTGTAATATCTCCACACATAGCAGTGCAGACGTTCACGCCGTTTCCCATCAGTTTTCCGTGTTGCCAGATAATATCCGGTTTTCAAGTCTTTTCGAAACTTATATCCGTCGAAAAACGCAACTCTCTTATCCGCTGAATACTCTACTTTCATTTTCATTACCTCCAATGCAGGCGATTTCATCGTCGCCGCGCAGGTCTTTGACTGCAACCCACCCTCGTTTAGTCAAGATCGGGTGTTCCGCAGTCGCTTTTACGGTTTTCCCATTATTCAATTTGATTTCATAAACATCCGCGCATTTCTGCGTCATGCGAACATCGTGGAATGTACTAACTTTTACGCTGTCGCCGTCCGTACAATAAACCTCGCCGGTTTTCCCGACGAGGTCTTTGATATGGAATTGTCCGTTAACAGTGTCAACAAGCGTATCACCAGTCAAGCAATGGTCATTCTCTTTTATGACCTGATCGTTGTTTTTCTTATCATCCCAGCGATACAGGCCAAATTCCCGAATTGCATCTTTGCAGCTCCGATGTACTTTCAGTTTTCCATTCTTTAGAAGACGCCCAGTGACACGAATACCGTCAAGTACGTCGTTATTCGCCTTTCTTACAGAAAATCCAGAGCGGCGGCGCAGTGCCGTAATAAAAGATGCTGCGGACGGGTCAACGACTATCGCCCGGATATATCGATCTCCGGCCAGCTTTTCAACCTCATCGCAGTATTCCTCGTCGGTCTTTTGCACCTTCATGTCGCGTCCGCTGTAATAATATTCCGCAACGCGAACCGCTTTATCTTCATTCACACACCACAGTCCAGCAGAAAACGGATTGAGCGTGCCATAGTCAATGCTGATGTAATACTCGCCGCTTTCCGGAATCTCATCTGTGATATTATCTTCTCCAAACTGATAGACGAGGCCCTCCGCGATACACCGCTCACCGAGGATGTCCCGGCGATACCAAATACTGCCCGTGTCGTACTGCGCTTCGATCTCCGCCAACCGCTGCGGCGTGATCGTCGCATTGTCCCGGATGGTGAAATGCTGGTAGTTGTACCGCACGCCCATGCTCTCCGGGAATTTGTCGATGTAGTGCTCATATATCCAATGGCCGGGTGCCGATGGGTTCAAATCCCAAAACACCCGCCGAATCTGCGCCGCGAGCTGCCGGTTGAATGCTTCCTTGATTGTATCCTCATGGTGAAGGTTGATCTCGGTTGCTATCCACATCCCATAGGAGTTGCCGCGAATCTTCTTGAAGCTGTCCGCTTTCGCGCCGCCCGCGAATATCACAACGTAATCCCGCTTATGTGAGCGGATAACCAGTGCTTCATTTCCCTTATACTTCGTCCACCGGCAGCGGCCACGGAAAAGATACTCCAATCCGTAGCCGTTCGCGTCCCCGATATTCAGTTTCGCGTTTGCCGCTGTGGAGCCTGTCGCAAGGTGGATGCGGTCAGGCGTCCCTTTCTCGATCAAATAGGCAAATGCCGCAATGTTGTCGATGGTCTTACCGGCACGGACCGCGCCCTCCGCTACGGAAATCGTCGCCCGCGTCGCCGCCGCGATATATGCCTTATGCTTCTCACCGAACTTCGGTTGAAGGGTCTGCGTAATCATTCCATACCAGCTTCCGCCAGATACGCGGAAGTGTCCTCCATGTCAACCGATTCCTCCGGGTTGTCCTTCTGGCCGAGATACTGCTTCCCGAGCCAGATTGCCATGTTTGCATTTTTCTCCGCCAATCTCCACTGGCTTCTTCTGAGCGATATTTTCCCGGCTCCGCGCTTTTGTTTAAAAACTTCCGAAAAACTCCTCTTATAGGTTCGTTTGCACCATGCTTCCAATGTGTCCGAGCACACATCAAACCAGCCGCAGATTTCCTCAAGCGTGCATTGCAGGCCGCATAGATTCTCGAACTGCTTTTGATCTATTTCCTTTTTCGGCCTTGCCATATACGCCCTCCTTCCTTCGCTGGCGTTTGATGAATTTCTCCATATCCCGCTTTAAGTACGGGCTGTTTGTCTTATCAATGATCGCCTGCGCTTCTTCAATCGTCATGGAGCAATACCGCCTTTTCTCCTGTGAATTTCTCCCACCGATCAATAATGACATCGGCATACTGCGGGTCAAACTCCATGCAATATGCGTGTCTCCCGTTCTGCTCTGCTGCCATGATCGTTGTGCCAGAACCAGCAAACAGGTCAAGAACATTCTCGCCCGGTTTGCTCGAGCACTGCATCTGATAGTCAAACAGCTTAATCGGTTTCATGGTTGGATGCTCTGCCGATCTCACCGGCTTATCAAAATTGAGAACAGTGGTCTGCCTGCGGTTTTTGAAGAAGTAATGCTTATGACCTTCCGTCCATCCATACAAGCACGGCTCGTGCTCGTCTTCTTCAATCTCGCTCTCGCCATAGAGACAAGGTTCATGCTTCCATTGGTAATCCTGCCGCCCCATGACCATGCTGTTTTTCACCCAAATCAAGCACTGCCTTACTCGGAGCATTGCGTCTCTGCACGCCCCGCGGAAGTTATACCCTTCGCTATCGGCGTGCCAAATGTAAAACGGTGCGCCAGGTTTCATAACCATCGCCGCATTTGAGAATGCGTCTGTGAGGAACCGTCTAAAAGCTGAATCCTCCATGTTATCGTTTATGATCTTGCCAGCGGTTCCCTTGTAGTCCACATTGTAGGGAGGGTCAGTGAGCAGCAAGTCCATCTGCACCCCCCCTACGAGCTTTTGTACGTCCGTCAAGGACGTACTATCTCCGCACATCAAGCGATGGTTCCCGAGTTGGTACACATCACCAATCTTGCTTTTTGGCTCCGCAGGAAGAACAGGATCATAATCATCCTCCACAACAGAGTGGCTTAGCTCGTCGCGAAGTCCCCAGTCAAAGTCAAAAGCCGACAGGTCAAGTCCAGACAGCTCCCCGGCCAGCAGGTCAAAATCCCAATCGCTCTCGTTGCTCTTATTGTCCACCAGCCTGAGGGCGTTCACTTGTTCCGGCGTCAAATCGTCCATGCTGACACACGGCACCTCATCCATACCGAGCTTCTTTGCAGCCAGCGCGCGGCAGTGGCCGATGATAATCACATCGTCGCGGTCTACCACGATCGGCTGCACAAATCCATACTGCCGGATGCTCTCTGCCACATTAGCGATTTGCTTTTTGTCGTGCTTTTTCGCGTTCCCCGGATATGGGGTGAGTTCAGATAATTTCCTGTTTTGTACGTTCATTTTTAACACCATTCTTTTTCAGCTCTACATCGTTACCAAGTCTGCCGCATATATCACACGGCTCCTTAAATCTGTTCTTTGTCCGTATAACAGAATAGCCAGCAGATATATAATCCTGCTGGCATCTATAACACAGTGTCCGAATATCTCTCATATCAAAGGTTGAGAGCTACGGAGTGCGGTTTCCGTAGCTCTCATGATGGAGGAATGAATCATCTGTTTGTTTTGGCATTATAATCATAAACCATATCTGATAAGACATTCAAGGACATACTAGGACACGTTTTCTCAAATCAACAGTTTTTCATCCACTTTCCGAAGCGCAATACCATGCAGCCGCGTGACCTGCCTATACGAATAATTCAGGCTGTCTGCAATTTGTTGAAAATTCCATCCACGAATGTAGCGGCGGCGTAGGATTCTTTTGAGTTCGATTTCATCCACCGAAGCGACCGCCTGTTCGATGCTGTGCTTCAAACCCTCCATGCGCTCCAATCGCTCTGCACAACTATCTTTGATCTCAAGAATCTTTGCAACCACGCTGTTCAGTTTATCTGAGGAACCGCCCCCCGGCGTGCCGCTATAACTCGCCGTTACCTTTCCAGCGATTGTATACCATTCTTCAAGGTCATGCAGAAGATCTTCAATTTCATCGCAGATATAGAGATACTGGGAAAGATACTGCTTTTTCTCTTGACTTGTCACTTAATCGCCTCCGCTCTCCAGACATTCCTCGCATGGCAGCGGCCCATTCTCGTCCGAATCCAGAAACTGTTCATAGAGATTGCACCACCACGCGATGCAGAATTCACAGCTATTGCAGTTCTTCATCTTCCTGTGCTCCCGAACCCGCCGGTTCCTCGCTCGGTGTCTTCCAGAGAATCCACCACTTCCAGCTCCGGCAGCAGGCAGGGCAGGATCACAAGCTGAGAGATTTTATCGCCCTTCCGCACTCTATATGGATTGTCCGAATGGTTGTAGAGCTTGACCATGATGCTCCCTGTGTAACCAACGTCGATCACACCTTCGCTGGTAATCCCATACTTGACGTTCAGGCCGCTCTTGCTCTTGAGAAAACCGACCGTGTTTTTTGGAAGCTGGATATGTACCCCGGTGTCGAACAGCTCACTTTCTCGCGGGAAGATGCACACATCGTCGTAAGCCGAATAAAGGTCAAGCCCCGCGTCGAACTCATGCGCCCGTGTCGGCATGATCGCCCACGGCTCCAAAACAATTTTCATAGCAGTTTTTCAATTCCTTTCTGACCGCATAGAGCTTGATTTCCAGCTCCGTCACTCTCTTTTTCATGTCTCTGTATCCGTCAGCCTCCACTTCCGAGGTCGTCAATGGCATCCCGCATTTGCTGCACTTGTAATAGTGCCTCTGGATGACGCCATCTTCCGTCACGTTGCATCTTGACGATTGGTGAAATACCCCACCGCATTTGCAATAAATCATTTGTTCCACCAGTCCTTTATCAGGTCGTTCCGCTCGAAAAACGGCTGGAAGTAGCCGCCGCAGACCTTTTTGAGCACATAATCGATCCTTGCAATGGCCTCATCGGATTCCGCTTTTCCCTGCCAGGCGGCGCCGTACTCAGATTCGAGCTGCGTCAAGGTCTCCATCAGCTTCTTCGCCTTTTCGGGCGTGCGGATAAAGCCGCACTCATAGGCCGCCACCAGAAGAAGGTCACACGCCTTCTGCGTCCCGGCGTCCACACCGGCGTCAAAGTACTGCTTGTTGCTGCTTCTGATCCGTTTTGCCAGCTTTTCCATGCTGCTCCTCCTTCTTGCTCGCTATTTTTACCGCTCCAAAAAGCATGATGTACGCATTGATCTGCTCGTCCGTCTCCGGTCGGAGCTGCGGAGCCATCAGCTTCCATGCCTCCATGTACGTCATGCCTTGCCCCTCGCTTTCCGGAATAGTTCGTTGTACTTGTCATACCGTTCTTGAATGTTCGTGCTTGCGATCTCAGGATGGAATTTCAGCCACCATTCATACATCCCGCACGGGTGAAGCTCCGGGCATCCGCATCGATAGACACAGTTCGGGACGAGCACATCGGCGATCTCCGGCTGAATTTCGTGAAGCTTTGCCTTAAAGTCCTCGGCGTAGCACCGCGTTTCCGGAGCAGCCTGACTGCACAACCGCTTACGCATCGTGTCGATGAGCGCCTGCACGTTCGCCTCACCGACGAAATTGACTGGCGCATCCTGCGTCAGCTTGTCCCGCAAAATGCCCGTGCGGTCGCTCCTCTGGGTTGAGATGCAGCACTCCCATTTGTGCCTAGACCAGTGCGTAGCAATCCAGCTCTTGATCCCGTTCCACATCCACTTGACCGAGATCGTGCGGATCGGCCCATGCTCTGCAATCAGGATTCTGCGCTTGAAATCCTCGCCCGGCTCATGCCCGAGCGGCGGTTTCCCAACCGTCGCCCGGCAATCGTCTACAACCTCTTCCCATGATCCCTTGATCTTCTTGATTTCAGTGTCCATCGTTGTCCTTTCTCTCCCCATAGGAGCAGAAATCCGTTTCTTTTCTCCAAAATCCATCCTTCGTTCTCAGGCAGACCATAGCGCCGTCCGGCTTGCTGTCATAGTCTCCATATTTGCAGTCCTTGCAGCGCACCACCGGCGCAACGTCAGCGGCGGGCAATGATAAAATCTCACTTGCGATGCAATCCGCCAGTCCAGTATGCCGTCCCAATGCAGATCCGTTCGCAAGCCCGTACTTTTCGGCGATTTTAACCGCATCTGTGCGCTTGATGTAATCAGTCATAATCCATATACTCCCTTCCGACTCTGTTTTGCATTTCATACGGCAGTGCAAGCAGCGGCGTGCATCTACTCAGGATCTCTGCTTTCAAAATCCGCTCCGCCTGCCGCTTGGTCAGCCGCCGCTCTCGCTTCTTCGGCGGAAGCTCGCCTTTTGCCGCCGCAATAGCGGTCGGGTTGTGCTTATGTTGACCCATCATTTACCCTCCTGTTCCATGCCTCTTTCGCTTCCAACCTCGTTGTGAGCGGATTTGTGACGATAAACATGCCGCCGCACTGCTTGCATTTTATCGATTGCGTTTCTCCCAAAAACGCCGCTTCCCCGCCGCAGAACGGGCACGGCTTTAACTTATCCATTCTTCAGTCCTCCGTCACGCATCAGCCGCTCACTCAGTCGGGAAACCTTTTTCCGCCTCCAAATGGCAACGTCATCCCTGCATTCGTAGAGTATCATCATTTGTTCCAGCATAATTTGTACATCCGCAATCTCTTCGGCAATGTGTGACTTGTCTGCCCCAAATCTGAAGCTTTTGCATAGTTCTTTTTGCAACTCGCTCAGTTCTTCGATTGTGATGATTCTCTGAATATAGTTGCCATAAAACAAAAGAGCTGCTTCAAGGATTTTCTCTTCATCCATCCTTCTTGCCCTCCTCGGTCGGTTTTAGCCATTCACGAATGCGCATCCCGCATGAACAGCAAAGCTCGACGTCTTCCGTGTTTTCGCGATATGCGCCCCTTACGTTTACATACGTTGCCGAACTTGTAGGGTTTATTTCGGCTCCGCATCGGTCGCAGATTCTTTTTACCATCATTTTCCCTCCATTTCTTCAAAGTAGAACTTGATCGGCTTTTCGTTTTCAATGACATTCCCGTAAACCACACCCACCTTGTAGATGTAGTTCTCGCGGAGCTTGCGCGGAATCTCCGCAATATAGCGCCGGAAGGTTTCCAGTGAGTTTGCCCGCTTGTAGTGGTTGCACATCCGGCAGGATGGCATGAGGTTCGAGAGGTCATCGCTTCCTGCATCCTCATCGTCCCACGCTCGCAGCGGCCGGAAGTGGTCTACCTGCATGTCTCGGATGTCGATAGGCCGTCCGCAGTAGGCACAGTGGCCGTCATACTTCGCATGGACCGCTTCCCGTTTTTTCTTACTGAAGCTCATCCCTTGCCCTCCATTTCCGCCAGCGCCTTTTCAGCTTCTTCGCGCGTCAAAAAGACGGTTCTTCCAAATTCAGACGGAGAAAAGCGATCCTCATATTTGTTTCCTTTATTGACCATCCACACCTTGTTCAGGGCGTTTCCTCCGATTCCCGTTATCTTCTTTTCGATGATTCTCGGACGAACTCCATCGTCGCCAAACACCTGAACAATAGCATAAACTGTGCCGCCCACCTTGCACGGCAGGACGATCACGCGCCCCTCCTGATCGGCCACGGCCAGCTCCCGCAGGCGGGCAATCGGCAGGCCCTCGAACTCCGTAATCTGTGCGACTGCCTTGCCCATGATTGCCGCTTCCAATGCCTCGATCTGCTCCGGTGTCCGTTTGGTGTCCTCATACCGTTTGAGCCGCTCCCAGACCTGCTTTTGGCTGCAACCATCCTTGTATGGGCACGTTGGATACCCGCACCGCGCAATCTCGCAGAAGTTTCCCTCAAAGGTCAGTCGTTCCATCCTCAGTCCTCCTTATCCTGCGTCGCGCACGCGGAAGAAAACCGTGATGTTCAGTTCGTAATCGTTCTCAATGATGAGCCGAACACTGTTTTCCCTCCACTGCGAACCGTGGTCATAAGATTGCGATACCATACGAGCAACGATCTGGTTCACGATTTCCGTTGCCGTTTCCCTTGATACGCCTTGCTGAAACTTGAGAAAGGTGAATCTATAGCCGAAATCAGTTTGCAGCTTTTCGTAGTAAACATCAATTTCGTCATCAACCTTGAGCCGCAGCGTGGATGGGATGAACTCGTCGCTTGGAATATAAAATTCAATTTTCATGATTGTCCTCCTTCGGTGTCATCGGAATCACCCACGACGGAATGAGCGCCCGATACTGTTCCACCTTCGCTTTCAGCTCGGCAATCTCCTTCTGGTCGCGCTCGATCTGGTCGGCGGCCGCATACACCATTCGTATGCACTCGCCAATGTCACACGGGCACGTTACACATTCGTGCTTTCCGCAAAACCGCAGCGCCTTGACCAGTTCTTCCGGCTTCAAATTCATATTCATAACAGATCCTCCCGAAATTCTTCTAATACTTCCTGCCCTGGAAGCACATCATTTTCCATCCACCAGTTAAATATATCCAATCCATTATCGCCCCATCGCATCCCGCCGTCCATCTTGCCCCGGCGTCGGCGTTCCTCCAGCATCCGATCAAATGCCCGGATATACGCCAGCTTGATCTTTGGGTATCTCTCAAATTCCATCTTCCGGTGCTTCCCGGCCATCGGGCAGCCGATACAGCCAACCCGTTTCCAACCGCAGGCGTAGAGTGGGTTCATCGTGATCTTTTGTTCGGCGCAGTAGCCGAGTACGTCTTCGTCTTTCCAGTCAACAATCGGATTGACTGTCCGCGTGCCTTTCATCTGGCAGTTTTCCAGGAGCATTCTTCGCTCGTCGTTATCATCCATGAGGATGATCCGCTTGTCTTTGTCTTTGTTGATAGTCTCCATAATTCCACGCGACGCTTTCCGCCTTGCGGATTCTGCCCAGCGGACGCCGGTTGCGATAAACCGCCCTCTCCCTCCGGTTTCCTTGAGTTCAGCGCAGCAGTAGCGCACAAGCCGTGTCGGCGGCATGAGCTTACGCGGGATAAGATTCCACATGGTTGTGTTCGTTCCATCCGGCTTTTTGTGGGTATCGATGGTGCATTTCACCCCCCCAAGTTCCAACTTCCAGAACATATCTTTCACGTGCCGTACCGTTTCCGGCGCGTCCGCTGTTGTCAGCGAGTGCAGCGCCTCAAACGGAATGCCGCTGTTCTGCACCAGCCTGAGCAGGCAGTCGGAATCTTTACCGCCAGAATAGGTAATCACAAGCGGCTTCTTGTAGAGCCTCTGGCTCATGTCGGATGCAAGCCGCAGCCGCTCCATCGCAGTCTGCTCTAAATCCACATCAACCCCGCCTTTCTCAGCCGCTCCACGCTCTTACACCGCTTCTTCGCGTCCGCAGTGTAAGCGTCGCGTCTCCGTTCGCTTCTCTCGCTGCTTTTCCGCAGTTCCTTGATCCCTTCTTCAGGATTTGCCCTCATGGCCTCCCTGATCAGTTCTTTCGGTTTCAAATTTATAGCAAATCCTCCTGCCAAAATTCGTTGAATTTCTTCCCTGTGATAATCGGCCTGCACCATTCACGTTGAAACCTTCGCCACGCGGCGTCCGTTTTCCCTTCTTCATCCCGGAAAAGCATTGCGTATGGTACAAACCCGGCCTGCATGGTCTGTGTCAGCCGCAGCTCCGCGTCCTCAAAACTGTCCCCAGCATATCCAACAAGGACATAGCAGCACATGGCGTGACTCTTTGGCCGGAACCCCGCAAGGCGTAGCTTTCGCCCCATCGCAACCAGAGGTTCCAGATCATCCTTTGTGTCGTATGCTGTGTAAAGCCGCTTTGGTTTTACCTCCCGCAGCAAATCCGCCTGCCATTGTTGAAGCAAGGACGGTTCCAGTCCTCCGGTGAAGATCGCCGGATGCTCCTGCCTCTTGAGCATTTCGCAGACCGCCCGGAAATGGTGTTCAGACGTTCCGAGAATGTTGTCGTCGAGGATGTTCCATCCGTTCACGATCGGCAGTTCTCGAATCACGCCATGTGCGCAGCGCGGAACCGAGCAGAACCAACATTCCTTCGTACAGCCGCGCGACGTGAAGATATAGCCGTCTCGGAGATACATTCCCGGCGTGAAATCACCCATGCGGTCATCAAATGCCGGGCCTCCAACTTCAACCGGAACACCGAGGATTTGCCACGCATAGTAGAGATCTTCTGCACGCGGAATGTCCCATGTGAAGGTTGTAGAGATGTGCACCGCTTCAACTTCAGCCTTGATACAATCTGCGATATTCTCGATTGTCGGTGCACCGAAGAACGCTAGCGTATCCGTAGGCGATGCAGCCGTCTTTCTTGGGAATACCCGCGCAATCCGATTCATTTCAGCAGCCCCATTCTTTTCAATCTCGCTACACTCCGTGACCGCTTTTCCGCGTCCGCAGTGTAAGCGTTCCGGTCTCTTTCAGCCCCATTCGCCCGATATTCCGCCTGTTTGGCTTTCTCGTATTCCAGATACGGCGCACACTTTGTGTGGCATCCCACTGTCCGAGACGGACAGTTCCTCTCACACGGCGGCTTCATCCGAAATCACCACCCTCATGTAATTTTCATCGTGGAAAAAGCTGTGCTTTTCCCGGTAATGCCGCCGGTCATCGTTCCGCAGCAGCCAGCCTTTGATCGCATCCACGACCATTTTCTCGATCGCCGCGTGGTTATCGACGTCCAGGCGGGTGTTGTGCCAAAAGGAAATCGATACCGGCTTTTCAAACAGCCGAACCGGAACGCCCTGTTGTCTCAGGCACAGCCGCACAAACGTCTCAAGATCTCTGGCGTCCGCCGCCCGGACGCAAGGTTTCTTTCCAGCCCAATAGGCGTTGAATCCATATCGCTTCGTCCACGCGCTCTTGCGGACTGGATATGGAACAGTGAACTCAATCGTCATGTTCCGGCTCCTTCGGCACCCACAGGTGGCAGTTGTAACGGGACAGTTCTCCCGGCTTCGGCTTCACCCGGCACTTCTTGCCGCAGGTGCCACAGCATTTCTCTGAGATCACAGCAAGAGTTTCAACCGCATCCTCCAGCAACAGCTGCTTTTCGTCAGCCGCTTGCCGTGCCGCCTCGCGCTCCTTCTTGACCTCATCCAGCACATGGTTTAGCCGGAGGATTTCGCGGGTCTGTTCGTCGGCATGGATTTGAATCTCATAGAGCTTCGAGGGGTTTTCACAGTGCTTACAGGCGATTGCCCGCGCCAGTTTTTCGAGAAGCATTTTCCGTTCCTTTCCCGCTGCATCTTCGCAGCGTTCCGCGCGGCTAAATAGCCGCAGTTCGTCATTTTCATTCCTTGATCCTGATCGGGAGCACCATTTTGATGTCATCCGTGTTCGTTCGAATAATTACAGGCGTTGTCGGCGTCCAGAACTCCAATACGATTGGATTCTTGAACGTCTGACCGGCGCTGACCTTTGCGGCCTGAAGCGCATTTAACAGGTAATTCCCGTTGAATCCGATCCGGAAGTGTGCATCCCCTTTCGGAATCACGTTCTTCCACTCGAACGGCTGTATGTTCCGCGGTTGCTCAAACCCGAACAGCGCACCGTTGCACCGAATCTGCACTTCGTCCCCGACCAGCTCGATTGTCGCATACTGCTTTCCCGGCAGGCGAATTCCGCCGCGAAGGTAGACCGTGAAGCTCTCGTCACACGTTCCGATCACAGAATGCTCGACGCTCAAACGATAGCCATCACAGGCGTATGCTTCCACCCGCAGCGCCACGGCGTCAAAATCAAGGCGTATGTAGCCAAACTGTGCTCGGTCTCCACTTGCGCAAAAGCTTTTCGTCGCATCCATGATGCGGTTGAAGTCATTCCCCAAAATCGTTGCTTTCATGTTTCGTCCTCCTCCATCATGCGGGCTATCGCCTCGCGTTCAAAATCTGTCAGCTTGTCCTCGTGCCGCTGCACGCCATACCCCGGTTTCGTGTGATATTTACCCTCCGGCACTGCAAGCTCATCCTCCCAGCGCCCCTGATTCAGCCAGGTGGCCGGATTTGGGATAAAGCGCCCATTCTCCGTCGTCCATTGCTCGCTGCACTTCTGCCGCTCTATGGCGGACAGGAGTGATTCAACAGGTTCCCTGACCTTGCTGAATGCTTTCCTAGCAGCTTCTTTCCCGACTTTTTTGGGATACGCTTTCCAGAATACGTCAAACCTATCGTCCTTACGTTCCTTCTCAGAAATAGAAACACTTTCTTTTCTATTTCCATTTCCATTTCCTAAAGGTAATACCGTGGTATTACCGTCAGTTTTACCATCCTGTATACCAGAAGGAGCATTTTCTTTATTCCACCGTTTGGCAATGTTCTCTCGCTGACGCTGACAATGCGCGTCCCGTTTTTCGATCTCCTGCTCCATACGGTGATTGTAGTATTTCCCTTCCTCGTCCTGCCGGAACTTGCTCATAACCTCGTCAGACGGCTTTTTGACCGCCCGTGTGATCTCCTGCATCGTCATGTGCCCCCGTTCCCTTTGGAGACACAGGAGCGTGATATACTGCCCACGCTCCCGCATATCCATCAGGGCACAGCCGGAGAGGAAATCCGACGTGTAGAACAGGACAGCAGGGTCTTTGTTCTTTGCCATACCTCATCACCACGGCAAGGTGGTATCGATGTCCTCGATCTCACTGAAACCGCCTTGCGGGTCGTATTGCGGTTCACCCTGCGTCGTCTTGTCTCTCTTAGCCTCGCCAAAGTAGACGTGATCGGCAAGGATCTCCGCCGAGCGGCGCTTGTTGCCCTCCTTGTCCTCCCAGTTGCGGATCTGCAACCGGCCTGTGACAATGGCCATCTGGCCTTTTGAGAAGTATTTATCGACGAACTCCGCTGTGTATCTCCAAGCGACAATATCGATGAAGTCAGTCTCTCTCGTCTCGCCCTGCGCCGCGAAGTCGCGCTCACAGGCCAGCGTGAAGGAGGCAACCGCAACACCGCTGCTTGTCCGTCTGAGTTCCGGGTCGTGCGTGAGCCGTCCCATAATCGTAATTGTGTTTAACATTTCAAGTTCCTTTCCTGTAAATCAATTTTGTTTCATCCCAATCGGGATACTTGCTTTTTAGATAATGCTCTATCGTGCTCTTAAACGGCCGCCGTAGGTACGACTGATCGTATAGAAAATGGCAGGTATCACACAGCGTTATGATGTTCTCGGCGATTCCAAGCCCGCCGTGTGAGCGCGGTATGTAGTGGCACCAAGGGCTTCCCGGTCTACCGCAAACGATGCAGTAGCCGCCGTCACGCTCCATAACGGCCTCCTTTACAGAGGCGGGGATACTAGTTGCCTTTGTCTGTTTGTGCAGCTCGCTCACCCCATTCCAGATTCATCCGCGCCAGCTCGTCCGGCGTCAACGTATCAATGCCCAAACTCTTTGCATCCTCGACGGCCCGGTCGATGATCCGCCCCATCTGCTTTGCGTTGTAGCGGGACGAACCATAATAGGCGCGGATCACAAGGTTGTCTCCGTCCTGCTGATAATCCACTTCCTCGGTCGGCCAGCCAGTCCCGAGCATTGACCACGCCGTCCGGAAGGTCGCCGCTTCGTCGCGGGAAAGATGGAAGTCCTTGAACACGCCGACCTCCTTGATGTACTCGACATAGAGGTCTTCCTTCGTCCGTCCGAGCTTATCCGCAATCTGGTCGCACAGCTGCCAGAAGTAATTATTCGAATCAAGGCTCCGCTTCTTCCGAAACTCCTTGATCTCCGCGACGTACTTTTTGCCCGGAATCATGTGTTCCAGGAACATCTGCGCTTTATACGGCACATCCGCCTTGATCCGCAGCCACGTCCCGGCGGCGTCCATCGTCCAGTCCGCCGCAGAAAACGTCAGTTCCGTCATGCCTGTACCGCCTTCATGTAGCAGTCCCAGCACATGCACTGTCCCTTCTTCTTTGTGGTCTGCTCCGCAATCGCTCTGGCGGAGTAGTTCTTGCCGTCAAAGGAAACTGGAACAACATCGCTTCCGCATACAGAGCATTTGAAGGGTTTCGCCGTCTGCTTCGGCTCCTGCTTGGCTGTCTGCCGGGGAGCCTCGCGCCCTTGATACTCATCCGTGTCGGCATCCTTCGTGTCATCAATGGAAAACAGGCCACTCAAAGCGTACTTTCTCGCGTAGCTGGACGCCGTGCCGGTGATCTGGCTCTCGTCCATGCCCTTCTTCGTCTCGGCTTCTCTGGCAAAAGCATGAGTAGAGATCGTTGCACCCTCCGCGTGGTCTGTCAGTGTCGCTGTGGCCTTGACGTAAACGCGATCTCCGATGCACAAAATGTCATCGTCCAGTGTCAGGCTGCACATATTCGCCGCCAAGAGCGGCTTGACCGCTTCCAAAATATCCTCGCAGGAGCGGTAATTGTAGTTACCGAAGTTACTGCGCTTCGACTTCGGCGCTTTCAGATCCAGCTGAATCGTTGTCAGTTTCTCTTGAATATTCATTCAAATCCTCCAATTCCAGACGGCAGTAGTAACCTCTGCCGAACTCGTTCAAAATGTACTCTCCGGTCAACCGGCACTGCTTGCGGGAATATGTCTCATAGGCAGGGCAGTATGCGCAGCAGATATGATCTTTTTCAAAGTAAATGCTGCACCGCGCCTCGACCGGAGTGTAGACGTACTCATTCGATAACCTTTTTTTCATATCCCAACTGCTCCAAAATGTACCGCGTCCCCAGCTGCTGCACCAAAAGGGACATGATCGCATTGCCCGCGTCCCGGTCATCCTCGCCGGGGTCGCGCATCATGCCCTCGTCGCCAAAATAGTACGCATCTCCGTGATAAAGCTCATCACCGAAGATGTCATAGCAGACCGGCGTCTGCCGCTGCGCTTCCCGCATATCAAGCTCGTCCATCCTGTTCCTCCAATCTGTACTTCGCAAATCTCACGACTTCGCCAAACCGGTTTTTCTTCTGCACGATCTCGCTCGTGATGGGCCAGCCCTCCGCCTTGAGATCCGCTACCCGCGCCGCCAGCCGGAAGCATCCGTACTGGTCAAGCGCTTCAACGGGCGTAATGGAGCCGATGGTCTGAAGATGAAACAGAATCTTATCGCACTGCGTCACTTGACATCCCTCCAATTTGCCGTTAAAATATGGCCATAGACATATTTTCGATACGGAACGAAATTGTCTGTCACCCGCCGTCCATGTGTAGCGACATGGGCGGCTTTTTCTATCTCATGCGCGGCCTTGCGGATGTTATCATCCCATTCAACGCTGAACCACCGCCGCCAATCCACGCATCTAAGCCCCAAGTGGCAAGTTTCCTTTCTCGGACACGTTGAACACGGATACCTCATGAGTCGTCACCGTCCCAATAGTTCCTCTGCCTCTCTGCGGCTTCCCGCATCTTCCGCCGCAGCTCCTTCAGCCACGCGATGCAGCAGCAGATCCGCCCCATCATGCCATCCCGTACCCCGTCAGCACCGCGGACAGCGTCGCGAGCAGCGCCGCCTCAAGCCGGAGATCAAACACGCGCCAGTAGAAAAAAGCCGCCATCAAAAACAGGCCGCCAAACACCAGCGCCGCCCGCTTCAATATCCGCCGCAGCGCGGCGTACCATTCTCTCTTTGAGATCATTGTTCCTTCTCCCTTTCCATCTCCCGGAGTCGCTTCACCGCCCACCGTGCGAAAGAATCCATCTTCTGATCATCCTTCTCGACCGACGGGCGCGAGATTTCCTTCTCGACTGCCGGAAGGAAGCTCCCGTCCGGCCTTCTGGCCGCTACTGCCATCAGCATTTCTCATTCCTCCCTCAAATGTATTTCGCTCAGTAGTTTAATATGTTGGACGATTAAGTGAAAAAAATTTGCTCGACTTTCACGCCTAGCGCATCGGCAATTCTAAGAAGAGTGCCAGTCGACGTTTCTGCTCGCGTTCCAGATTCAAGCCCAGAAATAATAGTCCGAGATACACCCGATTTTTCTGCTAATTCTCGTTGTGACATTCTCCTTTTCAGCCGAACTTCCTTGATTTTATAGCCCATAATTTCTCCTCCTTTCGTTTCGTTGAATATAGTTTACCATGTTGGACTGTAGATGTCAACTATTTTGAACGTGTTGTGGTTTGAAATGTTGGACAAAATATCACTTGTATTTTTGTTCAACCTGTTGTACACTATATTTAACGTATTACAAGGAGGGAGCGGAATGACACTAGGGGAGCGTCTCAACGAATATAGAACAGAACATAATTTATCAATGCAAGATTTCGCCAAACGAGCTGGAATTAGCAAAGGATATGTGAGCATGATTGAAACTGGCGTTAATTCCAGAGGTGAAAAAGTAAATCCGTCTATGGTGACGCTAAGAAAAATCTCAAGTTGCATGGGTATTTCTTTGACCGAATTGATGCAGCAAATAGACAGTGACACAATTATTGTGTTAGACTCTGATGATATAAGTCTTGAAAAAGATAAGCACCCCGCTGATAGCGAAGTGCTTTTATCTCAGTTGCCAGAAGCTATACAGCAGCTTGTTCGAATATGCGTTGATCGTCCTGAACTAACATCTGCTCTATTATCTGTTGCGCGGCAGATTGAAAACGAGAAAGTTGTTCAGGTGTAAACCGGTACAGGGTTTCTATGAGCTCCGTGGTATCTTTTCTCTTTTCCATGCTTTCCTCTCTTTCCAGTTTGTCAGCCTCGTGTTTACAATATCAAAACTTTTGTTCTATATATTCAACTTGCATTTTGCACAAGATTGGTGTCCCAAATTCTATGCGCATAATCTTGAAATGTCCGTACTATCGGGCATGGATTATGATAGATAAAGAGAAATTAGAGGGAGTATGATATGAGTAGGTCGGTGTATTACGTGACCTGTCCGATGTGCGGAGAGGTATTCGACGAGAGATTGCGAAAATGTCCAAACTGCCGCGCGAAGAACCGGAAAGACGTGTGCCGCACTTGCGGAAACGAAATCAGCAAGCAGGCTAGAAAATGTCCTTCCTGTGGTGCGCGTCACATACAAAAGATTTCAGATGGTGGCATCATTGCTATCCTTGTAACACTGCTTCTTGTGACGATCATTCAAGAGCGTATCATGGATATGCCAAATAGCGAGGCCGCAGTAGAAGACGCATCGAGTTTCGGAAGTTCCGCGGTTTCGGATGCACCGCCTGAGGCACAAGCGGAAACGGACGATAAAAATGAAATGGTTTCAAGAGAAAACTACATCGCGAAATGTGATGCCGTTTTGTATAACGACGTAGCACGGAACCCGGATAGCTATGACGGTGAAAAGGTAATGTTTTCAGGCACCGTTATTCAGGTTTCAGAGGATGCGCTTGACTTATTCAGCACCAATTCCGTTGACTTCCGCGTCGAAACCACTGATGGCATTTGGTATGTATCCTATAATCGGCCCGAGGGAGAAAGTCGCATCCTTGAGGGCGACTATATCACCTGCTATGGGGAGTGTGACGGCGTTACAACATATATCTCTGTGCTTGGCGGAAATGTCACCGTCCCGAAGCTCATTATGAAGTACCACGATTAACGTCTCAGGTGGGCATAACGCCTTGACAGGTCAAGGCGTCAACCATAGTCCTATGGGTGAGATCACCCCGCCGTCGAATCTCCCCGGCGGCGGGGCTTCGGCTTACCGCAAGCGAGTGGGAGCTTGCTTGCACATTCAGCGTACTCTTCAGGAGGCGATTTGTCGAGAAAGTATTCTTGGTTTTAAGAGGAAGAATCATGTGCTTTTTGGGAAGGAATCTGGTTTATGTCACAAGAATTATACGAAAAATGTCGAGAAATCAAAGAAACATCGAATCCAAGAATTACAAATCAAGACCTTGCCGAAGCAACCGGAAAATCAGAGCGAACCGTTGCACAATTCCTCCGTGGAGAAATCCCGAACGCCTCCTGTGAAACTGTCGCCTTGATCTGCAAAGAGTTTGGCGTATCAGTGGATGAACATTACGGAATCACAATGCCAGAGCCAAACCTGGACGAACAACTCACAAAGGAAAACCGAATGCTGGAATCTGAGAACCATGCATTGAAAGTTCAGAATGTCGAACTCATCGGCGAAGTTGAAAACTTGAGGTTGGAAGTCTCCCACCAAAAAGAAAAGGCAGACTTTCTCCGTGCGCAGCTCAAAACGCGCCGCCCAGTTATTTACACGTTGATGTGCTCCTGCGCCGTCATGTCCTTTACTCTGCTTGTTTATATTATCCTCGATGCGAATGTGCCGGACGCCGGGTTCATCCGCTACGGACGTCCCAGCGCTGCCGCATTGGTCGTTATCGCCGTCATTGCAGCCGCAGCAATCATTGTCGCGTGGTCAATCATACACGCCGTGCGTAAACCGAAGAAACACTCCAAGAAATAATTGAGGTTCCCTTATGGACTATACAAATTTGAATCTTGCCAACGTCGTCATCTATGCCCGCTATTCCTCCGACCGGCAGAACGAGCAGTCCATCGACGGCCAGCTCGACAAGTGCCACGAATACGCCCAGCAGCGCGGCTTCCGCGTTGTTGGGGAGTACTGTGACCGGGCACTTTCCGGCCGCTATGCCGAAACGCGGCCTGAGTTCCAGCGCATGATTGCCGACAGCGCGAAACATGCATTTGAATATGTCCTTGTCTGGAAGCTCGACCGTTTCAGCCGTGACCGCTATGACAGCGCAATCTACAAAAAGAAGCTTCGCGCCAATGGCGTCCGCGTCCTATCTGTCACCGAAGGGATCGACGAAAGCAGCGAAAGTGTTCTCCTTGAGGCGATATTGGAGGCGATGGCCGAAGAGTATTCCCGCCAGCTCGCGCAGAACGTCAAGCGCGGCATGCGCCAAAACGCCGAAAAGGGCCTTAGTCTTGGGGGGATTGCCCCACTCGGCTATCGTGTTGTGAATAAACGATATGAAATCAACGAGGACGCCGCCAAAATCGTCCGTTTTATCCATGAGCAGTATGCAGACGGCGTCGGGCAAAAACAGATCGTCGCTGACTGCGAGCGGCTCGGATACCGAAACCAACGTGGAAATCCAATTGATTTGCATGCAGTCAAGCGGATTCTTTCAAACGAGCGATACGTCGGAACCTATGACTACCTCGGCGAAGTTGTAATCGAGGATGCCTTCCCAGCCATTGTCTCGAAGGCGTTAAAGAAGAAAGTGCGTGACCGCCTTAAAGCGAATGCCAAAGCTCCCGGGCACGCGAAGGCAAAAGTTGAATACCTCCTTCACGGGAAACTGTTCTGCGGTGTCTGCGGATCGCCGATGGTTGGAGAATGCGGTAGAAGCAGCACCGGCGTGGTGCATTACTATTACGCCTGCGCCGCAAAGAAGAAACAGCACACCTGTAAAAAACGCAGCGAGCGTAAGGATAAACTGGAACAATACATCACTGACTACATCGGCGCCCATATTCTGACGGATAAATGGATCGACGCTGCGGCGGATCGCGTCGTCGCAGAATACCAAAAAAGCTATGACGCATCCGGTATCAAACCGCTAGAAAAACAAATCCGCGAGGCCGACAAGGAAATCGACAAACTTGTCGATACACTGATCTCTGCGACGGCAGACACCGCACGCCGCAGGATCAACGAGCGCATTGAGGCCGCAGAGGTCAAGAAGAAGGCGCTGGAAGAACAGCTGGCTTCTCTCCGCATCGCCAGCCGTGTCATACTGAAAAAAGAAGATATTGTGGCGTGGCTAAACCAGTTCCGCACCGGAAACTCCGCAGATTTGGAATACCGCAAAAAAGTCATAGAATTATTCGTAAATGCGATCTATATCTACGACAACAAGATAAAAATGTTTTTCAACGTTACAGACTCCGCCCAAATCACTTACCCCGAAATGCTTGCCCTTGAAGAACCAGAAAGTTCGGATTTAGGCTCGTCGGGTGTACCAGACGTTGCCTTATCCGAACGCACTGTTTTTGTGAACGGTGTTATTGGGATAATCGTGCATCGATGAAGAACCCCATCTCCAAAATTGGAGAGGGGGTTCTTTATTTACAATATACCCATAGTATTCCGCGAACTTGCGCGTCAGCTGATGCGCAATTGTGCCGGCAATATTTACAATATCATTTCCCGCGCAGCACAATCCCATGATAATACCCGGCCATTTTTTCTTCCGGCCCTCCGGCGTCCTTATCCATGAGGAACGCTTTGGCGAGGTCGGCGTAGAACTCCGGCCGGTCTAGGCCGTACTTGGCAGCTACGCCGTAATAGTCCGAATACATCATGTTCATCGCCGTATGCCAGATGCAAGGCTTCACATTGACACCTGTGATATTGGCAACGGCGTCCGTCTGGCTCATCGACCAGTGCGGGCCAGTCGTGCCGTCCTCGTTCTCCATCTTGGCAGTCCATGCCTTTGCGTCTTCCTCGGTAAAGCCATCGGCCTCGTCGTGGCCCTCCATACGGCGCAGCGCACAAATGGCATCCGCGTACACCGTGATTTCTTCCGCGCGGCCAAGCGTCGCCGGGAGCTCCATGATCTCATGCAGTTGCCGTTTCAGTTCTTCAATATAATGTTTCATCTCATGCCTCCTGAATGTATCTGTAAAGCTTGTCGAGATCGCCCACGTCAAAGCGCAGCTCGCCAATGATCGGCACCGTGATTGGCAGCTTCTTGCCGTCCACGCGCGTCCTCGCGGCGTTGTAGAGCCGGTCAAGGTCGATATTGCCCTCATCGTCCATAATGCCCATCATCTGCACCGCTGGATTTTCACGCAGCTTGAGCAGCTGCGCCTTGCCGCCATCCATGATGAGCGCAAGCGCGATTCCGGCTCCAATGCCCTTTCCCACCGGCAGATGGGGAATGATCTCATTGTCGGCATACTGCGCCACGCCGCGCATGGCCTGATCTATCGTCACCATAAGGTTACCTCCATTTTAAGGTGGGGCGGCAATAGCCGCCCCTTGCGTTTACTTGTTGCAGCAGCCGCACTTCGGGAGTGGATTATAAAGCGTCTGCGCAGTTGTTGCGGTTCCGGTCGTGACGTCGGCGACCTGCTTGGGATAAAAGGTCGCGTTCGCGTAGGTGACAATCGAGTTGTCGCCGCAGCAGCGCCGCTCGGCCTCCGTCTCGATCTCGCGGTGCAGTTCGGACTTGACCGACGCAATGTCCTGACGAGCCAGCACGAAGCTGTCCTCGGTGCGCTGGTTATGCACGGCCTGATCGCAGATCGACTTACGGATGTCCTTGAGCTGGCCGTCGATGTAAGCGTACATCTCCAGCGACTTCTGATCGTTGTAGGTGTTGGCCTTGAGCATCGCGATCTCGCTGTCCTTCTGCGCGAGCTGCTGCTCACGGCCGAGTTCATAGCGCGTGACCGGCGTGTTCTCGCTGCACCCCGCAGCCGGATTTACACCCCAGCCGTTCCAGCCTCCGCCGAGCAGGTTGCCCAGCAGTCCAAGACCGACGCCAGCCGTGCCGATGATGCCAGTGGTCAGGGCCGCATTGGCCTTGCCGTTGCTTGCGTATTCCATAGAGTTCCCCTCCAAAAAATGTAGTGAACCGGCCAGTTCCTATGCTCAGTGTACAGGAAAGCAGATTTTTAAGGGTGGTGCGAATGTGCGGGAGTGTGAATCTGCGTGAAAAATCCCGGTGCCCAACTTGGACACCGGGGTTTTCATATCATATTGAGCTTTTCAGCTGTCTGCCGCGCCCTCATGTAAATTCCGGGCAGTCGCCTGGATAACGTGCTGCGTTCCATGCAGAGCTCGACGGCGACGTCGATCTGCGGGGACTTGCCCACGATGTAGCGGCGCACGATTTCGGCGTCCTGCCTGCTGTATCCGGCCTCGCGTATGACGCGCTCCCACTCGCTTTGCAGCAAACCGGATAAGTCGTCTGGGATATGGACTCTTGCGCTTGCCAATGGACTCCCTCCTTCCGGAGGGCGCGGCGGACAGCTTACTTATGCGTCAGCAGTGCCTCTTTGATGAGGTTTTCGACGTAATTTGAGACGGTGCGGTTTTCCGCCTCGGCGGCGGCCTGAATTTGCGCCTTTAAATCAGGTGCTACGCGAAGGCGAATTACCTCAGACTTATTTGTTGTTGATGTCTCAGTGTCGCGCTGGTTTTTCATTTTGCGCATCATCTCTCCTCACCGAAAAGTTGAATGACGCAGCCACGTTCGGCGGCGCGGTAGATTTTGATGATATCTGCATAAAACTTGCGAACAAGACCATCATCGTCGTAAATTCGCAGCCAGTGCGCAAAGGTCGTCTCTAGCGCGTAGTGTTCCCCGATTTCGGCGTCTTCGTCGCAGATATACGCGTCGTAATTTCCGTCTCCGCCGAAGTGGAGTGCAAATGTTTTGATTCCGGTGCAATCGCCCTGTTCATCTGCGGGGCGCATGCCAGTGAGAGTGAGCGCGGCAATGTCGCTGCTTCCGATGTAGCGTTTTTCGTATTTTTTATAGATCATTTTGTACCTCCTCGCCTTGCGGCTTTCTTATCTTGTAGCTACATTGTATCACATTGTAGCTACAACGTCAAGAAGGAATTTACAAATAATTTGTGCAGTCATCGCCTTGCCCCCTTTCCCGTGTGCGGCACACGGAGCGCTACTGCTTATGATTCAGAATCGGGACATTGCCCTTGTTCGATACTTCGAGATCCAGCGCCTTTGCGATGTCCCGAATTTTAATATAATTCGTGCCGTCCTTTAAGATCCGTTCGACCTCGACCTCCTGGCCATCTACGATCATCTTTGCCTTTGTGACCACTTCGTCCACCTCCTCCAAGAGCTTCTTGAATGCTTCCCACTTCGTTTCGTCAATTAGCGGCAGCGGACACAGTTTCATCGAAATGTCATAATGTCGGATTGCGGCCTGCACGCCCGGCAGCTGCTTCAACAGCATTTGATAAAGCCGCGCCGCATTTTTCATCGTCGCCTCCGGGATGTAATACTTGCCGGAGGCATCTGTGTGGCTCACCATCTCGATACTGACGGTGTTGTAGTTGCCGTACACCTTGCCGTATTTGCCGCTCCTGCCGTCGCCCACGGCCCAGGCCACCACATCCAGCGGCACACACTGATAAACGGTATCGCCCTCGTCGACCACGAAATGTGCCGAAGCAGCGCGTCCCTCGGAGCCGTTTGCAAAATACCTGGCATTGCCAAGCGCCGTCGCGTGCAGACCGGTATTTGCCGTGTAGTGGAACACAATGGCCCGGATGGCCGAGAGCGGACGCTTGCAGCCCACTCTCGTTGCCCGTATAGTGTCGTTAATTTTCAGTGCCATCGCCGTCACCCTTCGCATCCATCGCGTCCTGTGCCTTCTGCGACTGCGTGCCGAAATAGAACGTGATGACCATCAGGAAGATCGTCAAGAAGTCTTTCCCTGTGATATCACCCCGCAGCGCCAGCACCGTGAACACCACCGTCAGCAGCAGCGTCACCAGCGACTTCACGCTCAGCAGATTCGAAATCCGTTTCATAATTTTGTCCATGTTATGTACTCCCTTCGTCGTCCGATTTTTTTGCAAACACTCTCTTGGCTAGGAGCATCAGCAGCTCCCCGCCAAACGCCGCTCCGGCGAAGGTCAGAACGTCGGATAAGTCCACGTCCCGGCCCGTCACCAGCGCCGCCGTTTTGACTGCCGCCGCCCAGAGCAGCACGCCGAACAGCACCCAGATACAAAAGTACACTAGCTGCCGCGCCATCTTGCCCTTCGTCAGGCGGCTTTTCCGGATGCGCCTCATACAATCCCCGCATGAGCCAGCGCGAAGCCGACCAGCGCCCCCACAATGGCCGTCACGACCGCCTTGACCAGCGCTTCCCACTTGCTCCCCGGCACGGCCTTTAATTCCTTGACGTCCGTCTTGATCTCCTGCACGGTGCTCTCAATGGTATCCTGCTTCGTGGCGAGGACTTCGACCGATGTCGCCAGCGTGTGCAGCGCCCGGTTGTCCTCCTCTAGGTCGTTGATGCGGTGCGTGTTGCTCTTGGATCGCTGGTCGATCTCCACGATCTTTGCCTGAATCCCATCGTCCATCTCATGTCTCCTTTACTTCCGTAAAATACAATCCCACCAGCTCATGAGGCAGGAACTGAAGCGTCACCTTGCCGCCCGGCTGCTCGCCAGTCCGTTCGCAGCGGTAGAGCTTGCCGTCCTCCGGGTCTGTGTAGTAAAGTCCGTAGGTGTACTCCATGCCCTTCGCGGCGGGGATGGGGTCGTCCTGTGTGCCCGCGTGGGTCTCGTCGATGACGGTAAACAGCGCCGGGACTTTGTCCGGCTCCCAGCCCTCCTGTGTCGTGTGGGCCTGTGTCACGCGATAGAGCCTGTCTGCATAGACCAGCCGGTCGTTGACCTCCACGGACATTCCTGCCGCCCAGCGGTCATACAGCTCCTTTGCCTTCACGGCGTCCGCATCCGTCAGGCTGGCCGAAGCCTTGACGATATATGGCCGTAGTGCTCTAGCTCTTTCTGTATAGGTCATACAGTGTCCTCCCCAAGTAAAATTTTCGCCGCTGTCTCTGCATCCGTCAGAGGGATCGCTGCGCCCATTTCCTCATAGCTGCCCTCCGGCTCTGTGCCTTTCAGCAGCTTGCCCGCCAGCCGGAACACCGTATCAGAAAGTGCCTGATACTCAGTTCCTTCCTTGTCGGTCAGCGTCACGGCCATCTTCGCACAGAATCCGTCCGCTTCGCTCTTTTCACATAGGATATAAAACCCGTCCGGATGATAGCGAATGGGAACAACGCTGTCTGCGTATCCGACAAAAATATTTTTGCTTGCAATTCTGTACATATTCGTTCTTGCCCCTTTCTGGATTAAAAGCAGAAGCCGAAGGCCACGCCAAACGAGTTGCTGGCGTAGTTGCTGCCGGCGTTGCTGTCTGTCAC